CTGGCTGCAACAGCTAAGAAAGACTACTGAATTATTAGCCTTGCCACTGGTTGCATAGATGCAGTACGTTGTTTCCATGTTAAGTTATATGGAACAACTAATCAAAGCGTCATCGGAATCAAACGTATCTATATTAGCTGCGTTCCGATTGGCAAACGTACCCACCAGCACATACTACAGAACTGTAGCTGGTGGTGACTTGCGTTTGTCTACTGCTGAAAAGGTTATGGATGCGATCAGACTTTACGCATTACAACAAACCCAAATCAATCAGTAACAACTGGCACACTATAGTAAGTGGACTGGTTGTATTGCGTAATGACTACGGCTTATCACAAGAAGAGCTAGCCGAACGCATTGGCTGCGCGTCCTCTCTTGTCCACAAGTGGGAGCAGTACAAGCGTGTTCCATCAAACTTTCTTTTAATCTGTTGGATGGATGCGCTTGATGCGGAAGTCGAAATCAAAAGGAAAGTATGACACCTTAGGTGACAGTGCCATATGTGACTGTTGCAAGACAGACACACGATGGTATGTGGTTCGAGGTGACAATGTTCTCTTATGTCTATCATGTTATGAGGAAGAACGATGGGATCATCTCAGCGCAATAAAGGCAGCTACCACGAAAGGTGGTGGGTCGAATGGTTCCAATCTCGCGGGGCCGAAGCGAAAAGGCAGCCTCTCTCGGGACAGTTGGGTGGCGAGTTTAGCGGCGACATCCAAATCAAAACCCCCGCCGGGGTTCTGATTGCTGAATCAAAGTACCAAGCTGAAGGGCGTGGCTTTAGCTTTCTAACCAAAACTCATAACGAACAGCCAGCAGATATCTATTTGCTGAAGCAAAAGTCTGGCCCCAACTTCATATGCATTGAGGTCAGCAACCCCATAGCTACAAAAATAATTGGCTGGATCGCAGGGAGGTAACGATCCAGCCGTTGAGGTACATCATGAAAAGGGCGGACGATGCCCCAACTCATGATGCGTAATGTCTATTGATATTGTCAATAGATATTTATATACTGCATATATGCAACACAAGGAGGTACGCATGAAAGATCTATTTGAAACTATGGGTTTGTCTAAAGTTGATGTGCCAACACCAGCTTATAAACTGGCACGAACACAAGACCCGGCTACCAGTCATGACGCAGCCGACAAGCTTGATGTAACCAAAATGGAACGCATTGTATTAGCTGCAATCACATCCTTCGGCAGCAAAGGATGTATATCCGATGATGTTCTAAACATTCTGCCATATCATAGATACAGCACCATCACTGCACGATACAAACAGCTAAAAGAAAAAGGCTTGGTGTTTGTAGATGAACGCAAACGCAAAGGCGAATCAGGCAGACAACAGCTAATCATGTGGTCAAAAGAGTTCTACGTTCCAGATACAACTGACGATGTTTAGCCATATGGCTGATGCCATGCGACTAGAGGTTGACGATCCTTTAGGCAAGTGGCTGCTCGTCACACTATGCGACTATGCCAATGAAGCTGGCGAGTGCTGGCCCTCAACAGCCACACTCGCCAAGCGTACTGGCATGCATCGATCTAGTGTAGCCAAGAAACTAAACTATCTTGAGGAGAAAAAGCTTATCATCAGAATCAATCGACCATTTGAATCAACTCTCTACCGTGTCGCTGTGAGCGACACAGGTGTCGCTGAGAACGACAGTAAGCTACTAGAACCTACTAATATATCTAATAGAGATTTATGTATTAGATATAAAATAGAAGTAGAAAAAAGATTTGGTCGTAAAAAGTTTCATCACAATCTACGACAAGAGAAGTTTGCTGATGACATATTGCAGTCAGGTCAGACTGTAGATTCTTTTATTGCTGATGCAATCAAGCTTCTTGATTACAAACAGTCTAAGAAACAAGACCCACCGTACTCATTGCTTTACTTTATTAACCGCAAAGAAAAGCAAAACAAACCTATGGATGTGCAGGGTCTGATAAATAAAGTAGTTGTTAATACTAAGTTTTAGTGCAATAATGCAACATGTTTTGGGTGTGACTTGTGACGGCTTTGTCTGGTCGATAGGCGATGTGGTGTCACCCAAAATCACCGCGAAGCCACATCGCCATAGACTTGGGAGGTATTATGGAACGCAAAGGATTCATCGGAGGATCAGATCTTTACAGCATTATGCGTGGAGATTGGCATGATCTGTGGCAAGTAAAAGTCGGCAAGAAAGAGGCCGACAATCTTGATCACATATTTAAGGTGCAGCTTGGCTCATATACAGAACAGTTTAACATTGACTGGTTCTGTCGTGACACAGGGCATGAAGCATCACAACAACAGCAAGAGCTTAAACGTGTAATTAATGGCGTGCCGTTCAAGGGTATGGTTGATGCGTTTGTAACTTCAGAAGAAGGTGATACATCTATTCTGGAGTGCAAACACACAAGCAGCAACCGATCTATGTCTGACATGCTGGACACTTACATGCCACAGATACAGCTATACATGGCATTGTCACATCACGATCAGGCATATCTGTCTGTCATATTAGGCAATGACATAGAGTATTGTGCAGTAGGTTACGATCAGGATTACTTTGATGTTGTTATAAAGCGATGCCAAGAGTTCTGGCATCTTGTTACATCTAAGACAGAGCCAAGCTATGACGTAGACACATGGAAGATTGACTGGTCACAAGTTAAGGTCAATGGGCTTAAAGCTAGAGATGCTAATAACGACAACCACTTTATGTCACTGGCACACGACTATATACTAACTGTTGCTAATGCAAAGAAGCATGAAGCAGCTAAAAAAGAATTGCGTAACTTGGTTATGGATGACGAGCGTGAGGTGTTCTGTGATCTACTTACAATCAAACGCGATAAGCGCGGCGCATGCCGCATCACAGTCAAGAATGAGGTACAATCATGACACAGAATAACAAGCCTACATTACCCAAAAATTTAGCAGAAGCACTGCTTGCCTTTCAAAAGATGGCAGTTGTAGCTAAAAAAGATTCCAAGAACCCACACTTCAAAAGCAATTACGCATCATTGGAAGCTGTTATTGATGCAGCTAATGAAGCAACCAAGTTTGGTATTTGCTTTACGCAAGAGATTGACTTCGAGTTCAATGCTGAAACAGGCATGACCTTTGTACGCACCGTGCTGATACATGCACCATCAGGTGAAGAGCGTGTATCACGCACACCTATCAGGTCAAAAGATCCCACTGACCCACAGAAGATGGGCAGCGGCATCACATACGCCAAACGCTATGGCTTGCAGTCTGCCTTTGGCTTGCCATCAGAAGATGACGATGGCAACCAAGCATCTCAAAGCAACAAGAAAGAAGTAAAGTTTGTTAAGCCTACAATTGCAAAGGAGGCATTTTAGTGGATTATGATAACACCAACAGGGGGGCTGTGTTCCCCCCAATGGAGCAACAGAAGCTGTTACTTACCGGTAGCATCGACTTCGATGGCAATGGCAAGAAGTCACTTGCCCTAGTTACAGACACAGACAAGCAAGGCCGCGATGTATTTGTGGTCTATCAGCGTGTCGGTGTGCTGTACATGAATGAAGATGCTACTGAAGATAACAAGCAGCCAGCATACTCCGGCCCTATGGATGGCGACATGCGACTAGCTGCATGGCGTGCTGAATCAAAAGATGGCAACAAGTTCCTATCGCTCAAACGTGAACCCAAAGGACAAGGACAGCAAAGCCAAGCAAAGCAGACAGATGCGCCAGTCGAACAGGCTAAGCCAGTTTATGACGATGTGCCATTCTAAACACAGTAATAGGGGTGGTTAGCTCCACCCCTATGCAAAAACCCACATTAAATCGCTCTAGGATGCGTCAGGACAGGCTCTAAGACATGTCCGTGTATGATCCTACCCCCCAAATGGAGGCAATAATGGCAGTGCCTACAATGCAAGAAATAAAAGATGCGCTTAGATTGGTAAGCGACAACCCATCTTATAGAAATAAAATAAGCCGTGATGTTGCAAAAGAAAGAGGATTGAAAAGATTCTTTACTGGCAGCGAATGTATCAATGGACATGTTGCAGATAGATTAGTTTCAAATGGCAACTGTGTAGATTGTTACTATGCAAACAAGAGGTCATATTAATGGATAGAAAAGAATGTCTCGAAGCTGCTCAAGAAATAACATTAGACAGAGAAGCATCTTATGGTACGCCAGAAGAAAACTTTACATTGATTGCTGACCTATGGTCACAGTATTTGCGTAAGCGTGTAGCAGCAAGAGATGTTGGTATGATGATGGTGCTGCTTAAAGTAGCTAGATTAACACACGGCAAGCATGATGACAGCCTTGTAGATATAGCTGGCTATGCTGCAATCACATCAGAAGTAGAAGATTAAACACTTCTCATCCTAGCAATCAAACGACCAGAACGATTAGGAAGTTGCCTCGCCCATTTACTATCTAACATAGCATCAGCTGCTGCCGACCACTGTTCTGCATCTATAGCTTTTTTCATATCCTTAAATTTGGACAGTGTTGGCAAGCCAAGATTAAACAACATGTTGCATATGATTAGCTTAACTTCTTCGGGCAAGCTATCGAACTGTGGATACAGCTTTTTAGATTCTGCAATGACTGTTCCAACGTCTTTATCAAAACACTCTGTAACTCTATCTGATGAGACAGCCGTACCGACTGGCTGGTCATACTCTGGGTCATCTGGTAACACCAAGTGGCCAATGCCAAAAGTAAGCCTATCTTCACTACACTTATAGGTGACATATTTGCACCCCTCATCTAGTTCTAACTCTAGTCTTAACTGCTCAATGTTCATCTCTTAATGCCTTTCAAACCCCTTAATCCAAATGATGCAGCAATACTGGCATAAACTGCGTACTGAAACCAGTCAGGTGTACCATCCAAAGCCGTAAAGCCACGCTCAACATAAGGCTGAGTAAAAGGAACAAAACACATAGCAATAATAACAATAAACAATATTGTCCAAGCTTCATCCTTCCAGCTGTTATCGCTGGACTTAGCCATAATCTTTTCCCAACCAGCTTCATGGGTAGCAGCCACCTTCATTACTTCTGCTTCTGCCTCTGCCTTTGCTTGAGCAACCTTACCTTTGGCTTTGGTTTGCTCGACTTTGGATTCCATCCAGCTACCAGCTAGTGATGCAATCGGGCCAATCAATGCTTGTATCATTGTGTCAACATGCCTCCGGGCAATTTTCTACATTTATATCTAACAGGCTTATGTGATTTCATATAACGATTAACATCACCAGCCATCTCTAACGCTCTAGCCTTACATCTAGCCTCAGTTTCAAACCATTGCTGTGCTTCCAAAACTACACACTGTTCCATGTTTGCTATAAAGCAAGCTGTTACTAATGCTTGCCACATTACTTATGATCCTTGTGTTCATGCCCCATCCAGATTCCGAACACGCCTGTCATCACGCCCATAACTACAGATACAAATGCTGACTGACTGGCAGTTGGAGCATCTAATTCCATGAACCATTCAGCACACCGCCATGACATAACTGTAGATGCAAGCATCATACATCT